CGAGTACAAAGGTGTCTCTGTAGGTTCAACTGTTTTTAATACATTTTCGAGGTTTTCTCTAGCACCTTTAGTGCTGGTAACATTGTAACTTGTAGCAATAGACATTTTAGTAATTCCTTATTTTAAGATTTTTAAATTTTTTTAGTCCGCAAGAAATGCGGCGAGATCGTTTTCCGAGATGACTTTACGCTCCAAAATCTTTTGCTTATTTGCAGTCTTTCGAGTGGCCGAGGTTTGTACCGGTGGACTTGAATCGCCCATCGTTGTCGGAGGTGCTTTGGCTACCCTTTTGGCTTTAGGCTTGGCCGACTTGGCCGCCTGATCTGATTTGATTGCTTCAACCCCTCTTACGAGTGTTGCCGCTACAAAATCGCCATTAGGTAGGGATTTTAGAATGTCTGCATACTGACTTTTTATCTGACCTAAAACGGATCTCCGTTCTTCGGCTATATCAGTATCGACTTTATCTGAAATCCACGGATGAGTATTGATCGTATCCTGTTGCCACTGTGCCGATGATTGGAGATATTGTGCCCGTTCGGGGATTTTCTCCGATAAGTAGTCCTCGGCTTGAGTTAGAATATTGCGGATATCGTCATCGCTGTATTCTTTCCCACCGGATTCTACATAATCACGGCCAATATTTTGCAATGCCCACTTTTTAGCGGCTACTGCTTCCTTCCGAAGAGTTTCCAAAGACTGAAAGTCCTGGACTTCTTCGAGAGCTGGCTGACTCGGTTCCGATTGCTTCTGAGGGCTTGTCTTTAGTGATTCGATTTGAGCTTGTAATGCTTCGGCTGTTTCTTCGGCTGACTTTGCTCGGGCGGTCAGTTTATTAACCTGTTTAAGCAGTTTGCCGACAGCTTTGGGCGGTTCAGCTTCTTCCGATTCTGACTCCCCCTCTTCTGCTATCTCTTCCGTTTCCTCCTCCGATTCCTCGGTTTCGGTTGACTGTAAAAGAACATCTTTTTGGTCGGTCTCTGCGTCTGCGGTTGTAGTCTCGGGACCAGCTTCCACTTCAGATTCCTCTTTCGCCTCACTCGTATCTACTTTGTCAACGAACGATGCCGTCAACTCTTCGAGAGTCGTGATGCTTTGCGTGTTTGTTTCTGCTCCCGAATCAGCCGGAGCCTCGCTAATTTCTGTATCTGCCATATTTTCTCTGCGTTTGGGAAGTTCGCACTCTTGCGTTTTCTGCGTACCGAAATGGTTCGCCACTTCCGATTATGACAGGGGGCCAATAAAAATTTTCAGGGAATTTTAAATAAGTCCCAGGCTTCCCGATATTTCTCGTGTTTCGCTTTTGATTGGTCGTTTAATGCGTATAAGCCAATGCGTTTAGCCCCATCAATGGCCATGCATGGGATGATATAAAAAAGATTAATGTCCGATAGATAGGCCACCACAATGTCGACTTTCGTGCAGTCAATTGTCGTCTTTTTGCTCGTCCCAAACGAGGTAGTTACTATGTACCTTGGTTTGCCACGACCTTCGATAGACGGTTTAGCAGTCCCTTTGATTTGAACTTTAAACACTCGGCCAGCCGCATTCATAATTAAACAGTCGACCGGTAGGTAATCGCCGAGCGGGGGGAAAACCTCAAGCCCGTGCTTTAGTGCTTCAGCGAAGAATATCTGCTCGTACAGACTTCCGTCCCGTTTCACTCGCCAAGGTCCATGTCGCACTCAAAATCGACAACTTCCTCGTCCATCCATTCTTCAACATCGGTCAGGGCGATTTGTGCCATCTCATGGTCATCGATATCGCTCTCTTCAAGCCAGCGATTTAGCAAGGCTCGATGTTCGTTTTTAAACTGCTGATGGGGTGTCAGTTTCGGCATTTTCTAAGCTTTCAATTATTCGTGTAAGTCCAGCAATCTCACCCGATAGTCGGGCGAGTTTTTGCGGATTATCAACATGGGTATAGTCCTGAAAATCGACTAAGCACATATCCCTCTGTTCGAGGATAAATGATTTTACTGTTAGCCACTCGGTCTGTTCGCCGAGGCCATTTATTGCATCTCCTAATGTCATATAATTTTTGTTAAGCGGCCACTGATGTGCCAGGTACATTACCGGGGGCAGTACCTAGCTGGCCAATTAGTGCGTTCCGATTCTGTGCTTCCATTTGTTCGAGCTGACCCGCATATGTCTGAAGCCTCTTTGCAAAGTTTTCGTCCTCTTGCATACGATTTTGAACATCGGTCGCTGGCACTTCGGGAGTACCTTGCAAGTACTGCTGAAGGACCTGTAGGCGAAGTTGAGAATTTACCCCTTGCTGTGGTGCATTAACCACTTGTCCCGAGAATATCTTAGCAATATCGGCAGAAGTTTCCTTAATCTCTTTGTCCGTTGCTTCTTCCGCTGGAGCGATTAATTGACCGGCTAGATTTGGATCGATTGCTTCTAAAACTTTGCGAAGGTAAATGTCATAGCGGGCTTGCCCCTGTCTGTCATACTGAGACATTAATTTACCAACTGTATCGAGTTTCTGAAGAACCTTCTCCTCGTCCTGATTCATCGAGTTCCAAGTAATATTAAAATCGTAAACCTCGGCAGTCTCATCGAGCATGAGTTGAGCGCCTTGCTCGTTATTCGTGACCCGAAACCATATCTGTGGACCGCCATAAGTTCTGTCCAAGCACCATACCCGATTAAGAACTTGTTTAAATCCGTTGAGCCATTGATTGACCAAGTGCTGGCGAATGCTGTTTGCTTCAACTGCGTCTTCGGCGGATGTTGCTCTGCCGGTAATCTTGTTTGCGAGTTGTCTCAACTGCATCTCCACTTCCATGCTTGCCGGTGAGTATCTTGGTATCTCTACGAATCCAAACTCTCCCCTTCTGCGAACTGGAATCTGCGCACCTGGTCCGATCCGTTCGGGCTTCCGGCCAACGACATATTCTGCGGCTGGCATTGTGCTCATCGAGGCGCGGTCGCGCCGACTATCTAACTCCGTTTTGACAGCTTGCTGATAAGACTTTAAAAGCTCAGGGTAACCTCGGGAATCGAGTAAGCGGTGATTTAAGTTCTCGCGGGTGATACAAACGAATGGATATTTGCCCTCATCATATGCCATCGGGCTGTGGAAACCATGACCTTCTGCTTCATCCGCCCAACAGGTAATGGTGCAGATAGGTACATCATCCTCATCAAGTTCCTTACGATAAGTTGTAATTACTCGAACCATACCTTCGTAATTCTGTGTGCCGTAAAAGTTGCCGGAGTCGTAGGACATGAGGTCAGTCGAATAACTTTCGTCCGCATAAAAGCCTTTGCTGTTTTCGAGGACTTCTTCGATCCACTTCTTATCCCATCCCTCATTGACCTTCTGCATGAGTGCCTCGGGAGAATAATAATGGATGCAATGGATTGACCTAGCAGACTCTAAATCAATTACATTTGAGTCGATGATTATTTCTCTGCCTAATTCATAAGCCTTAACTGCCGGTCTGTTTACTACCGCTTTCTCAGTCGGAACTTTCGATACTCCTTTACTGCGAAGTTCATTAATCATTTTCCGAACTCTTCGCTTTTTTAGATTAGGGAATAACGGAAATAGCATCTCTTCGACTCCCTCCTTCATCTCGGGATCTTGGATCGCCATTGCCAGTTCGGGACTCATTTGGGCAATCTCTTCCAAGCTGATGTCCTTAAACACTCGAGTGGTTTCACGCTTCCAATATGTTCCGAAAAATGTAATTCCGTTTTGCAGTAAATAGTTTGCTCCTATAGCGGCCTCCCGAGGGAGTTCCGTCATTGAGTTCATCCGCCACTTCAGGAACTCGCTTACCATTTTGGCCGAGCCAATGTCTCCACTCTCCACGGGAGCGGCTACGAGGTTGGCCTGTGATAACGATTGAGAGAGTAAAGCTACATCGCCATCAATTAATGGATTAATAAGATTTGCTTCGAGATCACTGGCTCCATTCCAAGGAAATGCCTCCGGTCCGTTCTTCTTTCCGCTTTCATCTTTGCCCGCCCATTCGTTAAATCGACATTCCCTACCTTGCTCGGCTTTATCCATCCAAAAGGATAAATTCGACTTTGCATCATCGAACTCCTTTTTGATGGCATCTACATCGGGCCCTTTTTCGCTAAATTCCTGTATTTCCATTTTTGATCTCCAATTCTAACATTATTTTTTTAAGTTTTTTCAGTGCGTCCTTTTCAACCCGATGGACTGTGACAAGAGGCACTCCGATAAATTCGCTAATTTCTTTTAAGGTGAAATTGCTGGGGTCTCTGCCCGCCTCAAATGCCGCCAAGCCCTCCTCCACCACCATTTCCTGTAACATGGCATC